CATCTTTGTATAAAAGATTAAAAAAGCAAACAGGAATAAAAGTAGACCATGAGTTGAGCAAGGAGGATTATTATAACGTTATACAGTACATAATGGAACGTACTCCTAATGAATTAAAAAGCTTGCTAAAAGATATAAATGGGCATGCAAATAAAGATACTCCGATCTGGATCCTGAATATAATTTCTGCAATAAACACAGATGTACGATATGGTAGGACAACAACAATAGACGGAATTTTTGACAGACTGTTTGGGAAAGCAACGCAGGCCATAGAGGCTGACATTTCCACTCCTCAGAAGACGGATGAAATGACAAATGAACAGCTAAGATCTGAAATAGATAGAGTAGATAATGAATTAAAAAAATGAATACGACTGAACTATTAATAAGGAGATTGCAACTCACGAAGCAATTGTATAGAAACGAGGCAAGGGACCATTTATCTTTGTTTCTTAACTATATAATGCCATCTTATCAGCGTCAATGGTTTCATACATTAATATCGGATAAATGCCAGCAGCTTTATGAAGGAAAAATAAAAAAACTGATGGTGTTTTTGCCCCCGCAACATGGAAAATCAGAAATTGTTTCCAGGCGTTTTCCTGCCTGGGTATTAGGCAATGATCCTACATGTAAAATTGTTGGTTGTTCCTACTCTTCTGACTTGGCAGAAAGCTTTTCAAGGTCAATACAACTTACGATAGATAGTCCAGAATATCAGGATCTCTTTCCTGAGACAAAGCTGCCGAAAAGAGGCGGAGGTGGTTTGATCCGCAATGTTGATTATTTTGATACTTTAGAAAACGGTTTTTATAAGGCCGTGGGTGTTACCGGAGGTTTGACGGGAACTCCTGTAGATCTTGCCATTATTGATGACCCCGTAAAGGATAAAATAGAAGCTTATTCGGAAACGTATAGGAAACGTGTTTGGGATTGGTACACAGATGTGTTATTGACCAGGTTACATAATGAATCCAAGCAGTTATTAATTATGACCCGTTGGCATGATGATGATCTTGCTGGAAGGATCCTTAAAACAGAAGGTGAAGAGTGGGAAGTTGTTTGCTTACCTGCCATAAAGGAAGATGATAGCAATCCTGAGGATCCACGGATTATTGGTGAGGCATTATGGGAAGACAGACACAGTCTGGAGAGATTACGTGCAATGGAAAGAAGATCGGCAAGAACATTTGCTGCTTTATTTCAACAGCATCCGTCTATCGAAGGAGGGAATATTTGGCATAAGGAATGGTTCCGGCATATTACACCTGATAGTTTTCGTGCTATTAAACCTAAAGATACTCCAATACATTTCTTCTTAGACACAGCATATAAAGAAAAACAGAAGGGATCTGATAATGATCCATCTGGAATTATCGGTGCATGCCGAATAGATAATTATATGTACATCGTTGACGCAATGAGTGTATATAAAGATTTTCCTGCTCTTATAAAATTCCTGCCAGAATATGTACATGGGCATGGTTACACCAATAAAAGCACATTGAGAATAGAACCTAAGGCAAATGGAATAAGTGTTATACAGCAGTTAAGAAAAGAAACAAATCTTAATGTAACGGAAACACCAACGCCTACAGACAGTAAAGAAACAAGAGCTAATGCCAATTCAGCAAAAATAGAATGTGGAAGAGTTTGTCTGGTCGATGGATCATGGAATGATTCTTATATACACCAAGTAACTCAGTTCCCAGCAGCGGCACATGACGAATATGTGGATGTTACAGATTATGCCATAGATTATCTTATTAATGATGAAATTGACATACCAGATGATTTAGAACGACGATTTTCAGGACTTATTTAAACTAAAAAAAGAAAGATGGGAATATTTAATGTTTTTCAAAACAAAGTGAAAGCGGCTGTTGGATATCAGCAAAACTTCACGGAATTGCTGGCCGCTAAGGATGTGACCCGTGCGCTGGCTTATATGCAATATACAGGCGGGAGGGCAGACAAAAATCTGAAAGAATATGATGTAAGTCAGCATAAGATATCCACCCGTAAGCCAAAAGCGATATTCGATAAAAAAGGGAACTTCCTACGGTGGCAGAAAAGATGGAAAATACCTATTCCTTACCAGGCATACATCAACGAGGTTGCTCTGGTTTTCCTTTATGGAAGACCGGTAAAATGGATTCAGAAAAGTGAAGGGACAGACGATGCCTTTGAGAGTTTCAAAAGTTGCATGGAAAGGATCCGTTTTGATTCAGCTGTAAGAGAGGCAAAAAGATGTGCGGGGGCAGAAGGAACCAGTGCTATTCTTTTCCACTGTTATAGGAATAAAAAAGGTGTAGCTGACTTAAGGCTTAATGTTCTTAGTAAATCCAATGACGATGATATATATTTCATTAAGGACCAATACAAAAGGCTTGTTGCTTTTGCCTGGGGTTATTCTCTTACAGACGCTGGGCATAAATCAGTCTACCATGTTAATGTGTACACGGATAATAACATATATATGTGTGTACGCCAAAGTATGGGCTGGGATGTTACAATAATGCAAAATGAGGTGGGCAAAATTCCTGTCCTTCTTATGGAACAAGAAGTAGAATATCACGGAGCCGAACCGATGATTGACAGAATTGAGACTATGGAAAGCGTTGATGCTGACGTTAATGATAGATTTTCAAATCCGGCCCTTGTTGCGGATGCTGAAATTCTTAACAGTCTTCCTAAACAGGAAGAGGAAGCAAAGATGTATGTTGTAAAGAACGGAGGAAGCCTGAAATATTTAACCTGGGACGATGCAAGCGAGAGCAAGAAAAACGAATATTCCCGCCTTGATAAACATATTCTATCAAAGACATTTACGCCCAATATTGATATGGAAACGCTTAAGGGCCTTGGTAACGTTTCAGCGAAAGCGATTCAAAAGATATTCCTGCTTGCTGAAATAAAAGCAGACAAACGAAAAGAACAGCATGATGGGTATATGAATCGTGTTTCTAACCTTATGCTTACAATTTTAGGCAACGTTATAGACTACAAAAACAAGGCTAAATACGAAGAATTGCAGTTATCTCATGAGTTCCAGCAGCCTTTTGGAGAAGATGTCTCTGATGAGCTTGCCGATGTCTTAAAACAATACCAGGCTGGTGCAATGTCTTTGCAAACAGCTATTGAGAAATCTTATCTTATCAGGAACAGCCAACTGGAAATGGAACGGATAAAAAAAGAACAAGCAGCGTCACTGGCTCAGCAACTAAAAATTAATAAGACAGATGTATTCGGGGGGGCAGAATAATGGAAGCAGGGATTATAATATTAATAGGTGCTTTGTCCCTTCTTCTTATCCTGTTGTTTTGCTCACATACAGTAAGGGAAGGGTATGTCGTTGAAAAACGACATTACGAAACACACGCTATTGCCAAGTACGATCGTTTTTTGAGAAGAGAAGCAATGAGATACACGCCTGATCGTTATTTTATATATTTATCTGACTGTAGACGTGTCGAAGAAATTGAAGTAACAAAAGAAGTTTTTGATTCTTTAGTTGAAGGACAAAAATGGCACCGATAAATCAAAAGGATGACTAAAAAATACGTAGATACTGAAAAATGGGGTAAGGAATTATTTTCTCGGACAGAGGGGTATACTGCCAATATCCGAAAGATATACCGTCAAAATATACTTCAAATAGCAGATCTATGTAAAAATGTGAAATTAAAAGACGATGTTCCATTTACTTTTGCCGATTATGGACTTGAAACAAAAGCAGGGAATATATTAAAATCTATGTACTCTTCTTTGAATAAAGAGATAAGAAGAGGTTGTGAAACAGAATGGGACAATGCTAATATTAACAATGATTCATTAGTATCTTCTATTTTTGGAAAAGCGATAGCTAAAAACGTTTATGCAAAATATTTTGATCGGAATGGGAAGGCCCTAAAGACCTTTTTAAGTCGTAAAACGGGTAAAGAAGGATTGGATCTAAGCGCCAGGGTGTGGAATTTAACAAAGCAACATAAAACAGAACTTGAAGATGTTCTTGAATTGACAATAGGAGAAGGCGCACCTGCTAATTCAATGGCAACAAAAATACAGAAATACCTACAGGAGCCTAATAAATATTATAGACGTTTTGTAATAAAAACAGGTAAGGATAAAAACGGTAATTCGGTATATGGCAGGATCTGGAAAAGAAGGACTATAGATAAAGAAACAGGCTTATATCAGTGGATAGATGACGATCCTAAGCGTTATCATCCGGGAATAGGTGTATACAGATCTTCTTACAGGAATGCCCAGCGTTTGGCAAGAACTGAAACAAATATCGCTTACCGGTCATCTGACTGGGAAAGGATCCAAAATTTCGACTTCGTAACAGGCATTGAAATTAAGCTATCAAATAACCATCCTGAGCCTGATATTTGTGATGATCTTAAAGGAATATATCCGAAATGGTTTAAATGGACAGGCTGGCATCCTAATTGTTATTCAGATGATAGTTATGTTTTAACGTCACGTGGTTGGATGTTATTTGAAAATGTTTCATTTTTAGATCTTATTTTGTCTTTAAACCCAGAGACCAAAGAACCAGAATGGACAAGGATACTAATGAGACAAAAGTACAAGTATAATGGAGAAATGGTGCATTTTAGTAACAGAAGTCTTGATTGTCTGGTTACTCCGGATCATCCGATGATTTATTTGAATAAATGGGATGGAAAAATAAAAAAATGTAAGGCTTCTGAATATAATAAAAACAAAGGGGGTTTTTATCGAAGTTCTGAATATTCCGGGATTGGCAAAAGTGTTATAAAAATTAATAATTGTAATTATAAATTAAAAACATTTGCTGAATTTATGGGTTACTGGCTATCCGATGGGAGCTTGATTAGGAATTATCAAATAACGATAGCTCAACAGAAAGGAGACAAAAACAAGATAAATATTATAAAATGTATTGAAAATTTAGGTTTTAAAACAAGTGTGAATTTTAGCACTGTAAGTTTCTATTCTAAAGGGATAAACAAATATTTAAAAAAATTCAAGACTTCCTATTACAAATATATACCTGATGAAATTAAGAATTCATCGAAAGAAATTATTAAAGTCTTTCTTGACGCATTTATCTCATGCGATGGGCACAAAAGAAAAAATAATTCATTTATGGGGAATAGAGGAACGATTTTTAATCCCCAAAAAGACGAAAGAACTTATTTCACTACATCTCCTAAAATGGCATCAGATATTGGTGAGCTTATATTAAAGTCTGGTAGAAGACCTTCTTATTATGTATATAAAAGTAAGGGGAGACGTGTAAAATTCAAGAATGGAATTTATACGACAAACCACGATTTGATAAAAATTTCGGAATGTATTTCTAAGTCAGCAACTGTATTTGAAAAAGAAATCATAAATTATAATGGATATGTTTACGATATAACACTTGAGCGTAACCATATTATGTATATCTGTAGAAATGGGAAATGTTTTTGGGGCAGTAACTGCTGTTGTTATCAGGTTTCAATTATTGCCAGCCAAGACGAAATAGATAAGATGACAGAGGCTATAATAGATGGTTCAGAACCTTATGATGTACAATGTTCCGGAGAAGTGGACAAATACCCTTCAAATTTCAGATCATGGCTTAAAACAAACAAGAAACGCATTAAAGAAGCTTCTGTTAAAGGTACTTTGCCTTATTTTATTAAGGACAATAAAAAAACAATATCAATTTCGTAATAAAGTAGGGAAAATTAACTTTTTAAATTAAGCAACCCATAAAAACAAAAAACCGGACAAAAGCCCGGTTATATTGATTATTAAACTTCTAAGAGACCGTGTACAAACTGTCTGCCTCTTTCTGTCCACACGGTTTGGGTATTAGAACCTACATCTCCGCGTTTTCGATTAAAGAAAAAGGTCCGTGTCTTTGTATATCCCCTGTTTTGGTATCTTTTATAAAGAAGCCACTGATCACCTAACAAGAATTGAACCTTATATTCGTGTAACCTCTCATTGAACACTCTTGCTGTTAATCCAAGCTCTTTTGCTAACTGGGTGGCAGTATAAGTATCTTTTGAAGATAAAACGGTATCAACATATTCAACTTTAGGTCTCATTTTATTCATTACGGCATCCTGTTTCCTCTTTAGATTTAGGAGCCGGGTATTTTCCGACTGGTAACATTTCTTTTGATCTTCAAGAACCGCACTTCTTCGTCTTTCGTTTTTAAGGGCTGTTAAAACCTTGATAGCATTATCCGGATCACCTAATATATCATCAATGCGCTGGGTCGTTGCTGTTACTCCGAACTTCATAAGCTCTTTTATGCGGTCATTACACCATATAGCAAAGGCAGGGCTTAACCAACGGGCGAACTCTATCGCCACATCTTCATGAAACCATGTGCCAGGAGTTCTGCCGCCTTTCTTAACTTGCACTAAATCAGCCAAAGTGTGATTTCTCACTTTGCTCAATTCTTTTATAAAAGACTGTGATTGTTGAAATCTCAACCAATCTACGGGGCGTTTTTTAAATGGTCTCGCCATTTGTGTAGCACTAACCATTGTAGCAGCACCTGTCATAAAAGTTATAGGGTTCTCGTTATATTTAAAAATTTGAGTATTCATAACGTTACCTCCTCTCCTTCTTCAACTAAATCGGATATATTCCTACCAATAAGACACGAAATAGAATTATCGCACTCTACCAGAGAAGTTACGATCTCATCTAATTCATCCCAATAGCTGCGATGATCTGATTGGATTCTTTCGATAAGCTGATTAGCTTTTTTTACACTCTGTAATGATTTAATAAGATCTAAATAGATCTTTCTGCTCTTTTGGGGAGCTACTCCTTGATTTTGATTCTCCATTTGGAACGTTTTATGGATTATAGGTAATAAAAAACGGTATCACCTTTCCCGTTACGTTCCACCTTGGTAGGCAGTGGTTGCATTAGCAATCCACACGGGGGTATGATACCGAAATATATTTTTGCAAGCATAAAAAATGCTCACTGTAATGGTGAGCCAACTCACCTACCTAAATGGAACGTATTACAAACCTATATTTAAAATTTGTAATATCCAAACTTTTTAAGGTAATTATCTGACCGTTAGTGTTAAATGTGTTATTTTAACACATCAAATAGAAGCTATCACCAATCTTTTTCTTTGTTTTCTATTCCCTTTTTTAAACTATTGACATATCTGTTAAAATAAACTTCCAACTGTTCTTTTGCATATTCTGCCTTTAGTTTTCCTTTCCTATTATATATGCAATTAATAGTTGTGTCTCCCAATCCCCCATTAGATTTTCCTTTCAATATTAATTTAACAGGTTTTTCTCCATCATAATCATTAAGAATAAAAGAAGGACTGTCAATTCTTATTTTCCCATCTTTAAATCTAACGGTTATTGTATAATTCATATCAAAAGATAGTAATATCATCCCCATAGATTTTTTACAAATAGCGTCAGGTTCAATCCCATTGATTGTGATGACATCCGGTTTTGATTCACTTATAACGTCTTTAGGAGAGAGATATACTGTTAAGAAGTAGTTTTTTGCCTTTTTATATAATTCCTCTTGTGAGCCAGAAGTATTTATTACTATGTAATTGTTTTTGTCTTTACTGTTAATAAATCCGTTTTCTGTTAATGAAAAACTCTGTGCAAAAGTTGTTCCTGTTATCAATGCTACCAGGCAAAGCATAATAAATTTTTTCATTTTGTTTTATTTGTTGGTTATTGCAAATATAACAAACTTATTGATTGTTTTTCCTGCTTTTTCGCCTAAGAATGCCAACCCTTATAGTGCATTTTTTGCTGACGTATGGTTTACTAAGATCGTAATTCCAAAGGCTTTCTAACTTTATGCCAATAATATCAACAGGAAGACTGTCATATATTGCCGCCTTTGAGCCAAAATAATAATGTTTTTCGCCCTTATAAGGCTCTGTTAGCTCAACATGGATTACCTTGAATAGCTGTTTCATATTCTACTATATTTAATTCTTTACCCGTCAAAGAAAAGTATAAATTCTGTAATTGATGCACATATTT